CTCATTCAGATTCAATCCCGTTGTTGATTTGACACTAATGAATACCTTGCCATATTCTGCAACTTCTGATACACCAGTGACACCATTGTAGGAACCATTCTCTCCACCCCAAACAGAAACCGTTTGAGTGTTTGCAAAGAGTTGTTTGACATAAGTTTTGTAATCTTCTGTTGTGACACATCGTCCTTGTGATGCATAGTCTAGGGGTGCGTTATATTTGATAGACTCCATAGACTCTGGTTCAGAACCACCGGCAGCATTGGACACTGTTCTAATATTGATACTGCTGACAGTATCAATTGCAGCTGAGCTGGCAAAGACTGCTGCACTATTTGCAGCACCCTTATTGGTAACAACATAATTCATTATGACAATATTACCATCCTCTAATGCACTACCTAAAACACCATCACCGAAATATATTTCATACTTACCATCCTCAACTTCTTGTAGGAAATAAACATTAGAGGTAGAAGTTAGTGCAGCAATGTCTGTTGCTAAAGTATATGCAGTTGTTGTACTATCTGATGCAGAGTTTTGTGCCGTAACGGAAAGAGTTGTTGTATCTACTCTAGTATTGTTAATAAGAAATCTCTGCTCAACATTCTGAGTATCAGCAGTGTATCTACTTGAAACATAACTGCCTTCAGATATTGATACGTCACTGAATAGAATGTAAGACCCACTATTAGTCGAAGTCACATCCTCTACAGTTACGAATTGATAGGATGTATCACCAACACTAGATGTGAAGACTGTACCCGCAGGCATAGTTGCACTGGTGTTGGATGTATTCAGAAAGACATCAATAGTTGCTTTTGCAGCTGTAGCAGAACGAGTGGTGTATCCCAAAGTCTTTGCATGTGAAACTACACTCGACCTCAACTGTGAGGAGTCAAGGAACATTTCGTTTGCAAGCATGTTCGCATTGAAACCAAGATAGTGAGTGTTGTATGCAAGGACATCTAGGAGCGCACTAAGGCCAGAACCTTCGAAGTCATAGTCCGTGAACTCTGTCTGATTTCGCATAAAGACTTTTAGATTATCTTTAACCTCATCAAAGTCAAATTCTGTTACGCTGAGTCTTTTTCTAGTTGCTGCCATTATCGTAATCTCTCTAATAGAACTTCCATATTCACAAGTTCTGTGGGTGCATTAACAACATAAAACTCAATAGTCACATCATATGCGTTGTTATCAAGATTGGGTGTAGCTCGAACTCCAACGAGTCTAACCCTTGGTTCAAAGTTATCAATCACCTCTTCAATCTTCATAGTCAGGATATATGCCGTGATCGGAGTCATAGGTTCAAACAGAATATCTCTCACACCAGAACCAATCTCTGGGTGAAAGGGTTTTTCATAGAAATTTGTTAGTACAAGATTTCTTACAGACCTCTTGACTGCTGTGAAGTCAGTAATTTTCGAAACATCCTTTGACCCAATCTTAGGACCAAAGAATAAATCAATATCAGAATACAACTGAGCTGCACGATCTTGACCTTGATATGTACCGTCAGTGTATGCGTCCTTTGCAGCCATGAGTATTCCTTTTTATTATATTTATACACTCTCTGCGGTGTTTTGTTTCATCATATAAGGTTTATTAAATCTCCAAACGTCTTTTGCATTGACACGAATGAATCGTTTGTTTGTTTCATTTGGGTTTGAGTTAGGAATAGTCACCATGACATTCTTACCCTTCTTAAATGCATCAATCTGATTTTTCATTCTTGCAAGATCGTTGTTCATATAATCTCTACGAAGAGATTTAATCACATCCTTATTGACGTTGTTGCGTTCACCCTTTGATGATTCTGTTTCTCTTGACTTTTTCTTTCCCATAATATAACTCCTCTAGGTTTGTTTGTATTTATGTCTTTACGTCAGCATTATAATTATCAAGGTAAATGTATGTAATCCGCGCCGCGTATCCTTTAAATTTTTTATTGCGAGTCTTGTCCGTATTTAAATACGTTGTCCTAAAAGCTTTGTTTCGAAAATTCTCAATTACTAATTTTGAAGAATTAAACTTATATGCAGCAACACTAGTAATATTGCCAGGATGATTCCCTTTAGGTTTTACTTCTGAGTATAGAACAGTAGCACTTTTGTCTTGGCCAAACGTGCTGGGGGATAGGCCTGCTGCATCATTTCCACCATCTACAATTGTTGCCATATGTGGTCCGTTAGGCTCCGCGTAGTATGGTGGTCGTTTTTCTCGATACCACATTATCCTTACCAATTGAAATTCTTCTTTATCCACAAACTTCTTGCCCAAATAGATGTCAGAGTCATCTGGTTCTACAAGATCAATATTACCATCAGGGGGAAAGACCACAACATTCCTGACATCTACAGGCTGATGTTTTAATTTTTTGATTTTTATTGAATCCCCAGAAATTTCCAATTGATTGAATGGAATGTACTCAGTAATATTTTTTCTCTTATTCACATGACCATCTGACTTCGGGGATGCAACATTAGAAGGACTGCCAGCTGGGGTCACCGTCACAACAGTTTTTTCAACAGATATTGTTTCTGTTTCTGTTGCAACCTTCATGGCACCTGAATCTGATGTTGGTGGAATTTCGTCAACCTTATACGCTTCTGTCTTTTCTTTGTTCTCTATAACCTTTGTCTCAACACTTTCATTTTGTTTTACCACAGATGCATCTTCTGTAATTGCTGCAACAGATGCTTGTTTTACTGCCGGGGGTTTCTCTACTGCTGGTTCAGTGCTACCTGAGTCCTTTTCAAGATTTGGAACAACGCTACATATGAGGTCACTTGCTAAAGCAGATGCAGAAACAAGAGTCTCTAGAGTCAGACCTTTAGATTCAATATCACTCTTAAACTCTAAACCAATTTTTGCAAGTGCAACCGCGTAACCTACACTGCCCGGAACCTGAGACAAAAGACTTGTTATCTCTGCTTGCAAGTTTAACTTGGGTAGAGTTGGTATCTCAATAGACTGAAGTTTATCCTTCAATCCAGCAAGTTCGTTCTGTGCCACGTCAAACGCAGCTGCAGCAGTAGAAGCGGCTTCATCAAGTTTTGCCGTTGCATCTGCCTTTGCATCACTAAGTTTGCTCAGAACGTCATTTAGTTCTAGACTAGCACCACATAAATTTGGAACTGAAAAATCAACCATACTAGTCTCCTACTCTATCCTTAATTTGGGGTGCTTGTTTCAGCACCAGACACACCAGCTGGGTCTGTATGAGTGTGTTGTGTAAGAGTGATTGCTCTAGCAGTGACTTCACTCTCTTCATGTTCCATTGTAATTAATCCCTTACCTGTGATTGTGTCAGTAAGTGTTCCGGCCACGGTTCTAACTGCGTTCGTTCCAACGATTTGACTCAAAGTTGTCTCAGAATTTATTATCATGTCCGTTGCTGATTTCATATTCAAAGTAGTACCAGACTTCAGAGACATAATCCCCGATATGGTTGACTGTGATATATTAGTTTTTGCGAGGACGGTGTAATTAGAACCCGTTGTCATAAAGATACCGTCACCCCCCTCGTTTGAACCCATCGTCTTGCCCGTGACATCTAAATCATATCCGCCACCCACAATTTGAATTTTAGATTTCTCAAAGCTTACAACCGAATCACCACCAACTCTGCCCTTGATATCATCGTTGATATTGAACGCATGGTTGCCGATAATCTCTTCCTCACGATTACCACCCGGCCCTCTAGGATGATCATCACTTGCTGCACCCACCTTGACACGATGATTCTTGTGTATCTTTTGAAAGAAGTCTCCTTCAATCTCCTGTATATAGTCTCCCTTGATGAGTTCGCGCACCGAACCCTCAACTGTGATGTTTTGCGAACCCTTGATAACGATGTTCTCGCTACCAATCACAATCTCGTAGTTACTTCCTATGATCTTGGTGACAACAGAGCCATCAGGGTGTATCTCTTCAAATGTTCCTGCCATATGCTGACGAAACATTCGTTCTGCGCCGGGACTGTCATCCACTTCTGTGATATGACCAGACTCAGACTCGAATACATGATTGTAAGGATACGCAGCAGAGATATAAGGGTTTGCCTTAGCAATGATACCCTTGGGGTCAGGCTCTTCCCAGAAACCTCGTGTCTCCTTTGCTGCTTCATCAGAGACACTTTCAAGATTTGGTTTGGTTGCAGTAGGAATGCCTGTTGCTTCCCCCTCATCATCATCAGTAGCAGGATCACCACGCAGACGTTCTGATCTACGGCCAATAAGGGAATTATGATTCTCTGATTCTGCACCTCTAGCTAAACGATTAGTATCAGGTTCGCCAATATTGTGGCCACTATGTTCTACCTCGCCGGGATAAGGGCCATAAGTAGGGGCAACTGCATATGGAGTTTGCAAAGAATCTTCTCCACGGGGATCATTAAACCCTGAGGCCGGATCAGCTGCTGAGTCAGGATTGCCCGGCAACGAACCCATGATGACAGGTTGTTGTCTTTCAGTGTCTCTAAAGAAACCAACGACCCACGAACCCTGCGTCAGAAAAGAAGGTGTGTGGCCTAATCCCTGCATAGAAGGATCAGTGACAGGATGCATAACGTGGGCCCACGGGAGATCAATAGTCTTAACCTGAGTCAAGTCCTCAGTGTGTCGTCCAAGCACACGAACACGAACCCTGCCAATCTGGGCAGGATCATTCCTGTCTTCAACTACACCAACGAACCAACTAAAACCATCTTTACCCATGAAATCTTGCATGGGACTATTTATAATAGTTAATGAAGGTCTGGATCACGCCCCATGCGTTTTTCTACATGCGACCAGTTGTATTCCACTATTTCATACTGGGTGTCTGGATTGTTTTCTCGGAACATTGCAATGCAGGCCAAGGCTTCTTCTTGATCCATATTTTCTACCACGGGTTTTTTTGAAACAATTCTATACTTAATCATGATGAACTCCTTTTTTGAGATCACCCCTATCCGTAATACGGACATGGTAGGTTATTTAGACAGACTCCAAAACTTCATTTGGAAGGATATAGTCAAAGTCCTCAGGGCCGTGCGTGATTTCCATATAAACAGAGGCCATGGACTTCTCCTTGAAGGGGACATACTTCTTCAGCTTCTTGGACTTGTACAGAAACACACCATCCTCCAGCATAATGTCATCGTAGGAGTCCTTGTCTGATCCAACAGCAGTCAGCACACCGTGCTTGGTATCACCATAGTCTCCCATGTACACAACCTTATCACCAATATTCATTTTTTCGTTCCTTATAGATATTCAAATGTAGTATATACGATTGGGTCTTTATCAGAACCAACCCATTGTTTTGTGGTAGTCACCACACGAACTCGTCTTTCCATTATACCGACTGCGGTTTCCTGTACCTCTGAGAAGTACTCAGTCGTTACTGTCTTGAATGGTTTCGTCATTTCCTGCTCCATATTTAAATTCCGTTTCTGCTGCAATGTCCAACTGATGCATGATGTCATCAGTGAAATAGGTTGTAGGGTCACTCAGGATCGCCTTACCGAACTGCTTNGACCCGTCAGGCAGTTCATACCGTGTTGATACCTTCTTAAATATCTCATACTTCT